ACCAGGAAATGTGATTGGCGTATTAGCGTCTGCTCCGCTGGTGTTTTCAGAACCATAAGCAGTTCCAAAAGCAGCATCGAGAATGATGTCATCAATCTTTCGTCCCATTGCCATTGCAGCCGACTCAACGTAAGCACTGGCAGGGTCCATGATCAGACGTAATTTATCCGGGTTGTCTACGAGTTTGCCCCAATCGTAATCTTTCGGTGTGACCCGTCTACGATCATGTGGGACATCCATCAGCGGAGAATCCGCATGACGATTCGTGACTTCTACCGCTTCGGTAGCATCGATACGATCCATGAAGACTTCTTCACCGACCTTACCTGTTTCGAGGGTTACAGCACCTCGGAGCCTTGAACCTCTTTGTTGGAGCAGATGCTGCACATTTGCAGAATACTGCTTCACCATAGAGGTATTAATAGCATCGTATGCCATAGAATACCTTTCTGTAGTTAAAAGTTGGGTTGTCCAACTGCCAAAGGGAGTTATCCATTTCTGGACTCCGAACCCTTCCTACAGGGAGGTCGCTACTGCGATTGTCTCCCGAAAGGTTTCACATGGACGAAACGCTTACGACTATTCGTATGCGCTTTGAAACAAACGAGTCATTTGCTGAACTGCAGTTTTATGATTCGGATGTTCCTTGTTTAAATAAGCTTCGTTAAAATCCTTATCTCCGAATTTTTCTTTAATTTTTTCTTCTGCATTGACAGGAGAAATTTGTGTTGGGGATTCGGTTCCCACCAACATGTTATGTTCGGCAAACTGTTTACCGATATTTGCCATCATTTTGATGATTTCAGGGTGATCTCCAAGTCTTGTATCTTCCACGAATTTCAAGAGATCAGGAGTTGCAAACTGACCAAAAGCACGACGAGCATACTCCATATTCTTGTCGTACTCTTTCCCAGGCCATTCCTTTAATAAGGCTTGCTGACCCTGCATTTCCAGTTGCTCTATCTGTTGCTGTTGAGCTTGTGCTGATTCCTGCGCTTCTTGTGCAGAAATTTCCAGCAGTTGCTCTGCTTGCCTCTGGGTCAAACCCAGTTGATGAGCTTTGGATCTAAAGTCGTCAAACTGTCCTGGTTGATTCTCGAAAGTCTCAAACGTGTAGTCTGACGGGTTTTCCGGCCTTCCTAATGCTTGGTAAACTCCATCCCAGGATTCTCCTTCTTTAGGGACCTGGACAAAGTTTTCCGGTGGTGCGCCCATCTTTTTGACAAGATGAACATAGCTTTGAGCCAACTTATCGACAGAATCGAAATTACGTAGGCTCGGTTCTTCCGCTAAATCTCCAGGGAGGCTGGTTGAATCAAACGATGAATTATCCGCTGGAGCTTCACTCGCAACGGGTTCACTGATCTGCTCTTCCATATTCAGCTTCTAGTTTTTTGATTCGTTGCAAAATCTCCTGTGGAGAAGATCCTGCAAGCTGGATTAAGCTCATCACAACGGATCGTGCACCCTCGTTAAAGGCAGACAGGTGGGAATCACCTTCCACGAATGTTGTATTGAGCACTTTATAGTTCCTACTGAGATCGGCTAAAACCTCCTTTCCCGCAGGACTGTTAAAAAGCTCGTAATATAAAGTTCTTCGACGTTCCTCTTTTTTAAACATCAATTAATTCTTCTTTTTGCTTCAGCATCTGCAACATTCTTATCAACTTCAGAAGCCATCTGGGATGCCAACATCTGTTGTTCTGCCATTTGCTGTTCTTGCCGTGCTTCCATAATTTGTTGCATTTCTTCATTGGTTCTAATGGCAGACGCAGGAGCACGTAGGATTTCTGCACCAAGTTCCGTAATTCTACTGATATTTAGTCTTTCGATTGCCAGTGGGTCAATCTGTGCGAGAGGCATGATAAACTGCATCAATTGAGAAACGGCATTCAGTTCAACGGATCTCATAGACACCGATACTGGATTGACATATTCGACCATGAAATCTACATCCTGCATCTCTTGAGGTGGAGGTGGTAACATTCCAGATCGCATCATCAGCATAAAGGTCCGTTCAATCAATGGAGACAAAAACTCTGCTTCCTGACGGGCGACAATCGGACCAAGGATAACCAAGCGGTCCCTTTGTCTCATTGCAATTTCTGTTGCGGTGAATCGAAGAACATCTCCATCGCTTGCAACAGGACCTGGAAGTTCTAAGAGATCCAAGTAGAATGATTTGTCAATGGCTTCTCGGACCTGTCCCATCTTTACATCGGCATACCTTGGTTCTCCGGTTGGGATCTGCCCGATCATGTCAGAAGAGGCGAACCCTGCACGGTGAAAGTTGAGTGCCCCAGCATAGGTTTTTAAGGGAGAAATAAACCCATCATCAGGCAACGTCAACGCAGGGTCCACCTGCTTTTGTAGACCTTTAAGGTAGGTTTTTTCCATCTCATTGAGCATACGGATGTCTGGAAGTGCATCCCCTCCTGGACCCCTCCCATATATCTCTAAAGCGTTCCTAGCCCATCTACTGCAAACGTATGGGAACTGGTCGTAACCACCAACCCCCATAATCTTTTTGTCATCCTGGGCGATATGGAGAGAAATCCAAGGCTTCTCAATGGATTGTAACGGACTGGGCTTTAACGAATGCCAAGGTTTAACAACATGAAAGCACTCAAAGGTTTCATAGGGTTTCCCTGCTTCCATACTCTTAATAACCTTTTCTGGAAGATTTTCTGGAGGGAACTGTTCAATCAACCCTTTTGCTGTCTGTTTATGCTGTCTAAAGACTGTATCGATTCTGCCAAAATTGTCAGTTGCGAGGATACAATCCGATAACGGAAAGTTACGGAATAACGGACCTTCTCCAGGAACATCTTCAACAAACATAATTGCAGTTCCAAATGCTCCGAGATCCGCATAATACTCATAGACTGCAGGATGAAAATTAGACTGTGGACGGGATAAAAACCCTTGAAGTTGTCGAGTTGTTTCTTCGAGCCACAAACTAACATTCCGGTTCTGCTCTAAGGCTCTGACTCTAGGCTTTAAAATAAACCAAGGTGCTGCTGCAGGAGTCAGGATATTGTGCATCCCTGCTGCAAAACGGGTTAAGGCTCTTACAGGAGTAGAGTCAAAAATCTTTTGCCTACGCTCATTTCCAGGATTGCGATCCCTGTTATGAAAATCCGCACGTCGAGGAATGACCATTTCGGCAATCTGATTCCATTGGCCTTCCCATGCAGACCGATTGGACTTCAGGTGCTCAAATTCCTTTAGAATTTCAGAAGCAGGATTATCCTGGTCTTCGTAAGCCATTAGTAACCTGTTTGTCGTGCTCTAATTTTTGCTGCGCTTTGCCCTACTGTCAGCATAGTTTGTCTGCGTCCCATCCTTCCAGGTGCTGCGCCACGTTGCATCATTCCAGGAATTATTTGATTTTGTTCTAATGGAACTTGTTGACCTGCACCTATAGTTGGTTGCGTTGCTGCTAATGATGGTCCAGTCTGAACTGGAACAATATTAGCTACTGCATCTTCCATTGCATCCATAACAGGAGTTAACGGATCTGTTCCTGTAGGATTTGTAACTGTATTTACTGCAGTTTCTAAATCAGAACCCGAATAAATATTTTGTACTTTCTTTTTTGTTTTTTTAAATGCTGATGAAAACCAACTCATATCAACCTCCTTTGCGGTTCTGAACAGCCTTACGAGAAGTCCCTCTGGTCAGAATCGTACTGGCTCTGCCGTATCGGTTCTTTTGCTGTTTCCTAATCCAGCCTCCAGGTGCTTGTTGGGATATATCTCCAAAACGTCCAAAATTATTGGCTTGCCCTGCGACATGGGTTTTAAGAGTTGGATCTCCTGGCTCAGGATTTGGGTTATAAGCCGTTGGGTTCATTTGGCGACCATAAACATTTGTATGGCCTAAAACTCCTGCTTTGGTTGCTCCACCTAATCCTAAAAAGATTCCATGAACTCCACCTAATAGGTCTCCACCTCCTTGGGTATCTTCTTGCGCTCGATCCCAACCTGCTTGCCATCCTTTATAGGCTTTTCTTAAATCGATTTTAAAACTACCGCCCCAGTCCATATACCTCCTTATGCAGCAAAATATTGATATTCGTCATCGTATGTACCGATGGCGTGATCCATTCTTTTGGAGAAGGTATTGCCTTTGGCGTAACGTAAAGACATGACTGCATAACGTGCTGCAGACATAAGGTCATCCCGTTCCTTCACCACTTTTCCATCCTTCCTATGGTACATTCTCATTTCCTCGAAAAACTCTCCGAGATGATCAAATACCAATAACCTTTGGGTCTGAAAACGCTGTAGCATCTCCATGAGTCCTGGTTCGACTCCTTGACCTCCTTCTGGGTTTTCAAAATGCTTTGGGAACATGTTGACTCCTGCCTTCCGGTAAATGGCAGCAAGAGGTTCCCCAGATCCTTTATCGTGTTGTGCTCCGTCATGAGGCCAGATAACGGG